GAGAAAGAACTCAAAGACTTATAAAGCAAATCAAATTAGTCATAAGAGGAGAAAGCAGATAGTAGAGGATGCAAAGAAGCATTCTTGTATTATATGCAACAAAGATTTTAATCCTGTGGTAATGGATCTCATTCATGTGGATCCAGAACCTCAAAAATATAGTGTATCGAAGTTATTACAGTATGCTAGTTACAAAACATTGAAGGAAGAGATTGATAAGTGTGCTCCAATATGTTCAAACTGCAATAGATTACTACAGAGTGGGTATGTAGAGCTACCCGAACTCATTGTCATGCCATAGGGTTCAAATCCTTACATAAAGAAATCCTAGAACCACACAGTATTTTCAGTAGTTAACTGGTATAAATAAATCCGAGGATAAAGTATAGAAGTAGGTCATGCCATTAACACGTTTGGATAATCTTATCAGCAGTAAAACTGGTAAGTATCTTTATGTTTCACCTGATGATTTTAACGCAACGGATGCGTTATCTAACAGAGGTAATTCACCCGTAACACCATTTAAGAGTATTCAGAGAGCATTCTTAGAGATTGCACGATACTCATATTTGCCTGGATCAAACAACGATAGGTTTGACCAGTTCAGTATCATGTTGATGCCTGGCATCCACTACATTGACAACCGTCCTGGTCTTATTGACACTACAGGAATTGATGTATTTGGATTTGATCAAGCATCAAATGCATGGACTGATGATAGTATACTTGATATTTCTAATCCTGATAACGTACTCTATAAGTTTAATAACACTGAAGGTGGTGCCATTATTCCTCGTGGTTCATCACTTGTTGGTTATGACTTAAGAAGAACTGTTGTAAGACCTCTATTCGTTCCTGACCCTGCAACAACGGAACGTGAAATTCCTCGCTCTGCAATCTTTAACGTAACTGGTGGTTGCTACTTCTGGCAGTTCACTATTAAAGATGGACAAACATCTGCTGAATCTCCTTTATACAACTCACTAGAAGGTACTGGTGAGGTATACTATGATCCTACTGACTTCAGTAAGAAGGCAGCACCAAACTATTCTCACCATAAACTAACTGTATTTGAATATGCAGATGCAGAAGAGTTGTCTCTTTTCTACAGAAAGATTGCTAAGGGATTTTCTTCATATCAACCTACAATTGATGATCCTGGTGAGTTTTCTGCTAGAATTCAAGAAAACAGAATTGTTGGACCTTTGTCTGACTCTAGGGTTGTTGAATCATTTAAGTTAGATGATGCTACAACTATCCCTAGTATCCCTGCATCTACATCTGAAATTGAAGTAACAACTAAAGTTGACCATGGATATTTTGCTGGTCAATTTGTTGCTATTTCTAATACAGAACTTGATAGTGTACTTGAAGGTATCTTCCCCATCAAACGTATTGATGAGAATGATCCTCGTAAGTTTACCTATGAAGTAGCAGAAGTTGTTAGTGCAATTGGTACTGGTATTGCAGCAGGTAATACTATTGATACTGGCACGACTCCCGCACTTGGTGGTAACGCACTAGCATTAGCAGAAGTTGACTCTGTTGAATCTGCATCACCATACGTATTCAACTGCTCCATCAGATCTACATGGGGTATTTGTGGTATTTGGGCTAATGGTTTGAAAGCCACTGGTTTCAAATCAATGGTTATCGCTCAGTACACTGGTGTATCTCTACAGAAAGACGATAGAGCATTCATCAGATATGATGAGTATAGTAATACTTGGAACCAAGCATCACTTGTAGATGCATTTGCAACAATACCTTACCATACTAAGGGTGATAGCTACTGGAAGGATGAGTGGAGAAACTTCCACGTTCGTGCTTCAGAAGATTCATTCATTCAGTGTGTTAGTATCTTCGCTGTTGGTTTTGCTGATCACTTCCTAATGGAAAGTGGTGGTGATATGAGTATCACCAACTCTAACAGTAACTTTGGTAATACATCACTACATGCTATTGGTTTTAAAGGTTTTGCCTTTAACCAAGATAAGGGTGGATTCATTACAGATATTATCCCACCACAAGTAATTTCTGATGATGCTGCTAATGTCAAGAAGACTCAATATTATACTATTGATATTCAAGGCACAGTTGCTGACTCTAACAACTTTACTAAGTTGTATCTTGGTAGCGATGATATTAAAGATCCATTAAATCGTCCTGCTGTATCACTTGGTGGATATAGACTTGGTGCCAAGGGAGGTGAAAAACTATATGTTAAATTAGATCCAGCAACTGCTGGTGGTACAGAAGAGTTTAACGTATCACTAGAACCTACTGGTTTCGTTAAGTATATTGCAGCAGCATCTATTCTTAATCCTTCTGGATTTGCTTATAATAGCATATATGCTGACGCTGCTAACTTAATTGAAAGCAACCGCACGATGATCCAAGAGGAAGTCTTCGGTTATATTATTGAGAAATTTCCAGCATTACAAGATATTTCTTATGTTAATCCTGGAAGAGATCCTAATTCAAATCGTTACAATGATGCACGTAACCTCATCATCAGTAACAGACAAGATATTGTTAATGATACAATAACATCACTTACTGCTTTTGAGCCAACTTCAACAGTTACTGCTGAAGATGTAGGTGAGATGGTTGATGCTATTGCAGAAGACCTTAGAGATGGTGGTAACTTTAATGTTATTACTTTAATTCAGTCATATTTTACTGGCAGTGGTACTTTAATTAAGTATGCTGGTGAGCAAGAAAATATTCTCTGGGCAATGAATAGATGTAGAGATCTATGTAAACAAGCATCATCTAACTTATTAGCAGTTAAGGCAGATCTTTTTGATCCAGACTCAGCTAGTTTACTTGCTCCTTATGGTGGACTACCAATTGGTAACATCACTGCTGGTAAGACTGGTTCGCAAGCAGAGGAAGATGGCGACACAACTAATGGTGTTACTATTGACCCTGCACAGAAGATTGATCCTGGTTCTAGGTTCAGAGATACTTATAGACTAATCAATAACAACAGAGATTATATCTTAGACAATGCACTTGCTGAAATTACAGTTTATGATGAGGCTCCATTCTTCTACTTCCCTGGTGATCCACAAGAGACACAGTATTCAAGATTTAAGACTGCATATCGTTTGATAAGACGTAACAAGGCAGGTGCATTAGATGCAGGTATTGCAGCAATTCAGGCACAATATCCAGCATTCCAATTCATAGGTGGTTCACCTGATAAGTGTAAGAGAGACCTAGGAATATTTGTTGATGCAATTGCAATGGACGTCTTCTTAGGCGGTAACGAGTGGACTATTACATTCATCGAGAAGTATTTTAATGGTGGTGGTGCCTGGATTGGTGGTGGATTAGAAGGAGAAGAGAACGAATCTATTGTTGGTTTTAATGGTGTTAGAGATTATCTACAGGAAGCAGTATCTAACCAACTCGCTAGTGGTTATCAAGATAACACTCTATCACCAGGTGAATCTGTTTATGGTGATGGTAATGGCGATGTAAGTAATACAGATCCTACTGCATGTGCTGACGTACAGAACGCAGTTGCTACACTAACTTCTATTGTTACTCAGGTTATTAATGATGGTGATCCTGATACAGTTAGAAATCCTTCTGACCCTAACTATGTAACTCCACAGTCTCGTGTTTTACAAACAAACGAGAACAAGTGTCGTAGGGACATTAGTTACATTGTTGATGCAGTAATGCAAGATTTATGGTTTGGTGGTAATGCTTACTCTATCTCAATGGCAAAAACGTTCTTTGATCGTTTTGGCAATCCAATTAACAATGGTTTAGTTGGTGAGGAAGCACAAGCAATTACTGCATTCAGACGTGCTGCTAATGCTATTAATGATGCTATTAACAACCAACTATATTATTCTGATCAAGCAATTACTCTTGATACTGTTGGAGAACCTCCAATTGTATCTGATACAAATGCAGACGCAGCTCGTTTACTTGATGGTAACAAAGAGTGGTTAGCAGAGGAAGCATACGAGCGTATGATTGCTAATCCATTATACTCTTCTTATGAACCACAAGCTCAGAATACTAAGCAAGATTGTTTAGATGACATTGTTAATATCCTTGAGCAAATTACGTATGATATTAAGTTTGGTGGTAACGCTAAGACTTATGATTCTGCAGAGATTTACGTTACTAACGTCATGCCTTGGTTTGGTACTGAGAAGAAACGTAAGCAATTCACTCCAACAAATGTAACTTATACTCCTAACACTGGTGATCTAGTATTAACTATTCCTGGTCATGATATGACTACGGGTAACTATGTTAGATTTGAAGACAATGGTTTGACCTTTACCTGTGGTATGGATAATAACCAAGCACAGAAAACTTATCCTCGTGCTGGTGCAGATCCTTCTTCTGGTAACTGGGTTCAAATTACTGCTGCTACTAACAGTAGCATAACATGTAACGTTGGTGCAACTGGACCTAACGTTAGTTATACTCCTACTAACATATTATACAACTCCACTTCTGGAGCGATGGAACTTACCGTCGGTTCAGGTCATGGACTAAGTGTTGGTGAAGGTGTGATGATTGCTAACAACTCTCTCACATTTACATGTGATCAAGATGGCAACGTTGCTCAGAAGACATATCCTCGTGTTGGACAGGATCCTTATGCAGAACAATCCTTTACTATTACTGCAATCAGTGTTAGCACTATCACTGTTAATGCTGGTGGTGCAGGAACTGCAGCTGGTGTACCACATACATTTGTAAGTGCTTTATCTGGTTGTGTTACTCATTCACCACAAACTGCTCATACCTTTGTATCTGCAACAACTGATTGTGTTAACTATGGTTTAGCAGCTGCTACCTTTATTGATCCTGAGCGTGATGAGGCAAAAGAAGTATTCAATCAAGTAAGAGCTCTTGTTCCTAATGTTCTTAGAAACATTGAAATTATCAATACTGGTGCTAATACATTACAGCAGTTTACTGATGCTGCTATTGTTACTGACTGGGGAGAAACTGAAGTTGGAACTCCTACTGATGCATCATATGATCCTACTACTGGTATTCTTGCAGTAACTGTTACTGGTCATGGTCTTTCAAATGGAGATAGGATTCAATTCCTACAAGAATCTTTAACATTCACATGTGATTGTGATGGTAACTTTGAGAACCAAGTATATCCACGTACATCCGACCCTTCATTTGATACATGGTTAGATGTTACTAACTCAACTGTAGATACTTTTGAAGTTAATGTAGGTACATCACCTTTTGTTAATTACAACGTAAGTAATGCAACATATGATGCTGCTAGTGGTGATTTAGTTCTACAAATTGGTGCTGGTCATGGTTTATCAACCAATACAAAGATTAAGATTGCTGATAAGTCATTGAAGTTTAAGTGTTCAATGGATGATTATGGTTCAGTACATCACTATCCTAGAGCAACTGACCCTGCAGCTGGTGAAGCATTAAACATTACAGCGACAACAGTTGATACTATTACTGTTAATGTTGGTGCATCACCTCTTGTCACATACACTCCTACTGATGCATCATATGATCCTAATCTAGGATTGATGAACTTAACTATTGGTGGTCACGATCTACGTGGTGCTGATAGATATACTCCTAGCAGTGCAGCATACAATCCTACTTCAGGATTCATGACAATAACCATTGCAGATCACGGGTTTGTAGATGGTGAAGTTGTTCAAATTACTGATCTAGGATTAACCTTTAGTTGTCCTGCTGCTACTGGTCAACATCAATTCCAATCTGGTTCTACTAATGGTATTGTTGATCAAAATTTAGCAGGTTATACTGCACAGAATGGAACTACTTACAATCCTGCTACAGGTGAATTAGTATTAGAGATTGGAGCACATAGTATAAATGCTGGACAGAATATATCGATTGCTCAAGATGCTGTTACATTCAGATGTGAAGCTGATAGTTATGCCACTGATCATTCTTATCCTCGTGCAACTGACCCCGTTGCTAACACACCTGTTTCTGTTAGTGCTGTAACTGCTACAACTCTTACAGTTAACGTTGGTGTAGCATCTGCAAATAGTGGTCAAAGTTCTTATCCACGTGCTTCTGACCCTGTAAGTGGAATGTGGATTCCTATTGCAAATGTAACTCAGAACACATTTGATGTACAGGTACTAGCAGATGCTCCTTCTACAAATACACAAGTCCATACATTTATAAGTGCTGCGACTGACTGTATTGTTAAACCTAATAGCACTATAAAGTTAGATGATAATGCTGTTACATTCAGATGTACATATGGTAATGGAGTTCATGCATTTGTAAGTGGAACTACTGGAGGAATTACTCCTAACGTTGGTAGTGTTAAAACAGCATCAACAGGAACAACTTATGATCCTTCTAATGGAGTCCTTGAAATAGAGATTGGATCTCATACTCTAACTACTGCTAATACAATTCAGATTGCTAATGGTGCTATCACATTTACTTGTGATGCTGATAACAATGCAACAGAACATGCATATCCACGTGCAACTGATCCTGTATCTGGTCAAACCCTTAATATCACTGCGACAACTGCTACAACCATCACAGTTAATGTTGGTATCAGCAATGGTAGCTTGAGTGCTAAGTCTTATCCTAGAACTACTGTTCTTAATACTACAGTAACTTATGCTGATTACGATCCTGTAACTGGTGTCATGGAACTTACTGTTCCTAGCCATGGATTTAATAACGGCGAACAAGTTAAGATTGGAACTGGTTCATTAACCTTTACTTGTACTCAAGACAGTGATCAAACACAACACACATATCCAAGATCTTCTGACCCTGTAAATCAGAAGTGGTTGAAGATCTTTAATGTACAAACAAATACTTTCCAAGTACAGGTACTAGATGTTATACCTTCAAGTAATGTTACTTCACATACATTTGTAAGTGCTACTACTGATGGTCTAGCATTTAAGAAAGACCCATTCTATGATAACTCTATCTACGTTTGGGATGTTCCACAAACTGCACTTACAGTAAGTAATGCAACATACGATCCTTCTACTGGTGTAATGGAAATTACCAGTAATGGTTGGGGTGGAACAAATGGTACTAGAGTTAAGTTTGAAACAGGATCTCTAACATTTACTTGTACAAAAAATGGTAACTCAACAAACCATAGTTACCCACGTACAACAGACCCATCATATGATGAGTGGTTATCTGCTTACGATTCTGATATTAACGGATTTAAAGTTAATGTTGGTGTTTCTGGTGTTAATGATCAGTATGCACATACATTTGTAAGTGCTGCTAATCAAGGTTTAATTAGACAGGATCCATCTATCACAGTATTCATTGGTAAGTCTCCTACTGCTACTCAACCTCATACATTTGTAAGTGCTCTTCCAGATTCAGTTGAAACTGGTGGATCATATACTCACGAATATACTGGTGGTCTTGCATCCAATGCAGTAATTTCAGGTGGTAACTATCCGCATACATTCATATCTGCAACTTCAGGTGCTGTTAAGAAACAGAACGCTGCAGTTTGTGCTAACGTTATCTCTGCTGTGCAGTCTAACTTAGACACCATCATGCAGGCAATAGGATCTGACTCTGGTGTTGGTAACTTAACTGGTATCACCCGTACAACTCCTACTCAACCAGTAAGTAATATTCAGAATGGTGTTGATCAAGCATATGTTGCTGGTAATTGTGCTGATGTTATTTCTGCTGTTAACTCACTGATTGACATTACTGTTGAGGCACTTCTTGCAGGTAATACAAATGTTCTACCACCACTAGATAATGGTCTCTATGATTGTGCTAACGTTCGTAGTAGTATTGAGAACCTATTTGACATTGCTGTTGATGCATTCACAGTAAGTAATCTATCTCAATTACCTGTTATCAATAAAGGATCCTTTACTAATAATGCTCAAGTATCTACATGTTATCGTGACGTTGCATACATTGTTGATGCTATTGTTGGTGACCTTAGACTTGGTGGTAACATCAACTCTGTACAGGCTGGTGAAGCATACTACGTAGGTAATAGTCTAGCCTTCATTGATGGTGAGAAGACTGAAACTCTAGATGCATGGAACTACGTTGGACAGATGGCAACTGCTGCCATGAGAAACTTCGACTTCCTTGCATATAATTGCACAACCGTTGCTGGATCAGCAATCGTTGATGTTGGTGATACTCGTGGTGTCATCATTGGTATGACAGTAACTGAGTACGATGATACTGATCCTTCTGCTCCTGCATATGTTAATGGTGTTCTACAAACAGGTTCAACTCCTGTATACACTACAATTGGTCAGAATGTATATGTTAAGAGAATTATTAACAATACTGAAATTGAACTTGGTGTAGAGAATTCTAGACTAGACTTCGGTCAGACTGTGAATGCACAGCAGTCTAGTGGAACTATTGATTTGTTCTTTGATTTCCCTAAAGGTCAGTGGGCAGACACACTTCCTAAGACAGTTATCGTTGGTCCTGAAAGTATTAGTCCAGATGTTATTGCTGATACAACTACTGGAAATATCATCACTGATCCCGCTGATCCTAATGTTGGTCAGCAGATCAGAGAATGTGCTGGTACTGTAAATGCAATTGAGACATTAGTTAGTAACATCAACACAATTATTAACTCTGGTACTGGAGCTGTTACTAGACAAGAGCAGACAGCAAATGTATCTCTCTTCTCACAAAGAGGAACAGTATTTACTATTAATACCTCTGGTCTTGGTGGATCCAACCCACATCAATTTGAAACTGGAACACCAGTTAGATTGGTTCCACGTCCTCGTTTTGATGTTGATCTTGGTAGGTATGTTGATGTTGATAAGCGTCTTATTAGATTACCTGATGGATTTGAAACTAACGAAACTTATTATGTAATTGCACCAGGTAGAAAGACACTACCATTTGATTACTCTAACACTACATTCTTTAATGGTAGTGATCAGACAAAACTGATGCTTGCAACTTCTAGAGAGAATGCAGCAGCAGGTATCTTCATCTATGCATCTGAATCTGATAGTATTGATCCTAATGTAGAGATTGATATCTATCAGTTCATACTTGATGAACAATATGATTTACATCGTTATAAGTGTAAAGTATCTCAAACTGTTGTTGGTGGAATTCAAACAGATGTGTCACACATTTTTGATGTTCCATTCTCTTCCGTAACACCACATAAAGTATTCTTCAGGTCACTTGCACCAGATGATCTACCAACTGTAGGTGAGCAAGAAGACGATAATCCAGAAGTTACTACTACTGATATCAATGATGCAAACTTTGGTAGATTGAATCCAGTTAAGGAATTCTACGCACGTTATCAAACTGCTAGAATCTTTACGATCCATAAGTCACATGCTGATGCGATCAACAATGCTGATCCTATTCAATTTACTACTGGACAGACTGATGAATTCCAAGTATTCTGTAACAAACGTCGTTCACCTGTCAAGTATGATCCAACATTTAGTGTTGGTGTTGCTACTGAAGGTAAGTGGTATGTTGATTGTATTAATGAAGCAGATCCACAAAGTGTACCAGTAGGAACCACACAAAAGAATATTATATGGAGATTACAACAACCTGATTACTCTGATAGACCTAAGACTACTGACACATGGTTCACACGTTTAGATGATACTCGTAGTGCAGATGATAGAACATACAAATTACGTTATGTTATTCCTTCTTATCTTGAGAATGCAAGAGATCCTATTAATGGATTTGTTATCAAGACAAGAACTGATGACACACGTAAGTTAGTACCACAGAAAGTTATATTAAAACCTGTTGCTGGTGAAGTATATGGTGCTCGTTTTGAGAACCCAGTACAAGCTGGTGAATACATTGGTTATAATGAATTACAATTCCTTAGTGGTGGATTAAATCAAGAGGATGCATACGATCCTTATAAGAATGATAGCACTGGACAAGGTATTGAGTACAAGTCATATGCCAGATTTAATTCTGGTATACAAGCAACCATTCAATCTGGTCGTTATGTAGAAGATCCATTAGATTCTTCAATTAGGTATCTAGAAATTACATTGATAGATCACACAATTGATATTAAAAACTTCCCTGGTCTTAAGAATGAGCAGTTTACCACAGTTCAGATTAATGCACCACAAGGCGGTGATTGGGTAACCAATAAGACTGCTAGTATCACTGCTAACCAGATCGAATGGACTGGAAACTCTTCAGGTATCGCAAATATCCATGGGTATTACGAAAATGATGGTGCTCATTACTTAATTCTGAAAAATTTACGCGGCGGAAAATTAGAGTTTTCAGAGTTTTATAACACTAGATTCACTCAAGGCAGCACATTTGCTGATATGCTTGAGGATCAGGATATGGGTAAATCTTTACCACTCAAGACTTTAATTCAAAAAGGATATCCTGAGTATTATTATAGACAAAATGGTTCTAATGTTTACACCATTACTCCTGGTGATAGAATTCAGGATAGTGCAGGTGTTGAATATTATGTTGATAGTGTTGAAGATACTGGTATTATAGAAGATACATTCTATATCTTTAACTACGAGACACTACAGAAGAGAATTTCAGGTCAGCAAGATGGTATTTACTACCTATCTTGTCTACGTGGTAACATTTCACCATTACCTCAAGGTGCTGGTGCAGGTGGAAACTTCCGTGACTTTGAGTTCTCTCAACCAGTTAGCAGTCTCTATCCTCTGAACTATAAGAACGATCCTCTTTGGTTCCAGAAGGCAGGTACAACTTCAGAAGAACTTAATGTTGCACAACAGCAAATTGATCCTCCAGCAACATTCTCTGCTGCTGATAACTACACTCATGGTCTAGTTAGAACTAACGATTACAAGAACTCTGTAACAAGAGAACTTGTTGAAGACCTTATTGTACAACCAGCATTTGTTAATAATGCTTATCAGGATCAAGCTTCTATTAGAGCACGTACTGGTAATGCAACCTCTGGATCTGAAGATCGTCGTATTCCTATTGCTGGTAATAGTACAGTTGTTGTAGATCAGAAGTATTATGTTGAACTTAGACGACCATCTATCGCAAGAGCTGGTAACCACACATTTGAATATCTTGGTTTTGGTCCAGGTAACTACTCAACTGGTCTTCCAGCACGTCAGGAGATCGTTCTAACTACTACAGAGGACTTCTACGCCCAAAGTAAGAAACAGAACGCTGGTATCGTCTTCTACACTGGTTTAAACTCCAATGGTGATCTCTATATCGGTAATAGAAAGATTAATGCTATTACTGGTGAAGAAACATACTTAGAGGCAGCAGTTCTTAAGGACAGTGCCGATGATGATGAGGATATTGGAGATCTAGTTACATCATTCGATACTCCTGTAACATTCAATGAGAATATTACAGTTGTTGGTGGTGATGGAACACTTCAGAACGTATTCCAGTCTCCTTTAGTTATATCTGTTCAGGATAATGATCTAACTGAGTCTAGAGATGCGTTAATCATTAGATCTAATGTATCATCTGTTGATCCTGTTACTAACTTACAGCAAGACGAATCATTAGACAGAACTTCGTGGACTTCACCTGGTAATCCTCTTGATGGTGATATTAGAATTAGTAAGAACAGAGTAGATGCTGCAGTATTTGGATTCAATCCTAGAGGTAAGGGTCAGAAGTATCAGATCCAGACACATATTAGTTCTGGTCTTCCTTCTAACATTACACCTAACAACAATGATCTTGTCAATATTGATCCTAATACAGGTATTAATAGTGGTGGAAACAGATTAGAAGCTAATCAGAGTGTAAACTATGGTAGTGTTCAACCAAAAGCTGGTGACATGCTACTTAAGGGTCTGGAAGTTGGTAAGACTGGTTCACTTGGTTGGATCTATGCAAACTACTTTAATGAAATACCTGCAAACAATATCTTCACGATTGAGTATGATGGTACTAACGTAATTAAATTAATATTTAAGGATAGTCAAGGAAATAATATTCCTAACTCTAACGTTGGTAGTGGTATTACAGAAGAATCACAGATTAAATTCACTAATTATATTGATCCAAGATTAAATGCTGCATGGTTGGTATACTCCCCTAATGGTGATGCATTCAGTCCTTCCAACAACTACGTTCACTTCCAAATTAATAGTGGTATTGGTGTTGATGTTCTATCTTGGAATGGTTCTGGTGGTGTACTTGATACTGCTCAGACAGAGGGAAATCCAGTTCCTATAATTGAATTCTCTAACTCCAACTGGAAAGAGTATGGTGTACTTGGTGCTGAAGCACTCAGAACTGAGACTGAAAACATTGGTGATTACAAACTTGGTGTTAACACTGTTGCAAGAACTGATCATCCATCTGCTCTTAAGGCATTCACTAGTGCTGAGGCAACACCTAGAGCAAACTTAGATGTTGTTGGTACTGCATTTGTTAGTGGTAAGACTATTAATAGTTACCTAAATGATTCAACTATCAATAAGACTGAGACTGCTGAAGATAACGCATTCTTAGTTGGTGGAGATAGTAGCGATCCTGGCGATAGTGCAACTTTACGTGTCATGACCACTAATACTGGTCGTGTTGGTGTTAATACTAAAATAGAGGATAATGTTAATCCACAGAATGAATTAGATAGAAACTTCGTTGTTGTTGGTAATTCTAGATTCACTGGTGATTCAATGTTCATGTCTGACATTGACGTCAATGGTGGAGATATTACTACTACTGACAACACATTTAACCTTGTTAATACTAATGCAAATATTCTGAATTGGGCGGGTGATGCTCAGATTTTCAATCTGATGAACAATTCGGCCACTGCTCAGACAACTACAATAGGTGGATCTACACCAACCTCAACATGGTTGATTAATGAAACTGCAGCAACTACTACTCTATACTTTGCTAGAAATAGCACTAAGTTTACTTCAGAGATTGGTACTGTTGCTGAGGCATTCACTTCAGAGTGTAATCTTTCACTTGGTGGTGGTTTCGCAACCAGCTCACCTGGTAAGTCAAGAACTACTATTGGTACATTCTACACTGGTGTTGCTGGACAACTTGAATTTGGATACGGTTATGGAGCTGGCACAAGTTCATCTAGAATATTCTCTCAGACTAGAATAGTTAATGCATTTGATGGTTCATCCACTAACACTGTTAATCTTGCAACAAATGCAACTCAATTTACATTAGGTTCAACTGGTGGTAATACTACAATCAGAAATACTCTGAATGTTCTTGCATCTACAATCGTTGAAGGTAATATCAGACTGGACGGTGGTCTAAATGCTGGTATTGTTAAGATTGGAAGAGGTAAGTTTGGTACAACACCTATTGGACATCAAATTGGTGGTCTAGAAAATCCAAACATTGACTTCTACAAGTATGAACCAACTGGAAGAAGAATTGATACTGGTGGTGTTGCACCATGGGGTTCAACTCAATTCTTACAAGGTGGTGGTCAGATTGCATCTGTCGATACTATTGTTAATAATGGTTCTACTTCAAGGACACCTGGCATATACCAATACCTTGATGCAACTGGATCATTGAATGGTAGTGGTGCAGCATTCACAGTTCTTATCCGCTTTGACTTTACAATTGACATTACGATTGAGTCTGGTGGTGAAGGATATGCAGACAATGAGACTCTAACTATCACTGACGCCCAATTGGGTGGTGGTGGCGGTGGAGACCTCACATTTGATGTTAATGGTGTTAATGCTGCAGGTAACAATTACTACCTACCAATTACTACACCAGATGTTAATGATTTCCAACTTGGTGATCTTCTCTTAATTGATAGAGAGATTGGTCCTCAAACTGCTGGTGGTCAACCTATCGCTGGATATACATCTGACGAATCTAAATCTGAAATTCTTCAGGTTATTGGTATTGATAACATTAGTAATCCTAATGATCCACAAGGTTTCAGATTGATCGTTATAAGAGGAGTTGATGGAACTACATCTGCTACTGATCACCCTGATAACTGTGTTATAGCAAAACTTGATAAGCAGTCTAATTCTTCATATATCACTGGTTCTGACATTGATAATAACGGTGAATTAGATGAACCTCTAACTGGTATTGGTGCTGACCCTGCTGATGTTAACATTGGTGTTGCAGAATTTGGTGGTACTATTACTACTGAAGACTTCTTTAGATTATCAGGACTTGAATTCTGTACTATTGAGCAACTAATTAGCACTTCACCACAGTCTTTACAGGTTAATGATGGTGGTGATCCTGCTGCTATTGTATTCAATGTTGAGTCTACAACTGGTAATACTCAGATCTTCGGTAATATTACTGCTGGTTCTGGATTTAATAAATTCACCATGGATTCCACTAGTGGTAATACTGCTATTGCTGGAACACTCACTGTTGAGGATACCTTCACTGTTAATGGTTCTACCATCGAAGGTCAGGAGTGGTTTAGACTAACAAATGGTGGTGCAACTGGCATCCCAATAAGAACAACTCTAGAAGTTGATACTGCATCTGGTGATCTAACGATCAACGGTGGTGACATTAATATCTTCGGAACTGATGAAACTACACCAAGATTGACCTTTGATAATTCATCTGGTGACTTTACTACCTATGGTTCGTTCTCTGCTCTTGGAACAGGAACATCTACATTCGGTGGTGATCTCGATGTTGCTGGTGATGCATTCATTCGTGGTGGAGACCTCACAGTATATGCTGGAGAGAACACTTCATATGCAACTGCAGGTGATGAAATCTTCGGTGTTGATAACAACGGATCCGTTAAGATTGCTGGAATTCAGAACTACTTCTCCCAGACTGGAGCACGTAAGTGGCTCTATGCGGCAGACTCAGTAATTGAAGCTCTAGCAAATGTCAACTACTTTGTTAACTGTACAGGTAACACTCTAATCAAACTACCTTTAGCACCTGAAATGGGCGATATGATTAGGATTATAGATATTAGTGGTAGTCTATCATATAATCTAAGTATGGTTGTCAGAGCACCTGATAGTGTTAAGGTACAAGGTGAAGCATCTAACACTGGAACTACTGTTCTTCAGGGTATACAAAACTCAGCCTTTGTTAACTATCAATCTGGTGGTGAACTGGTTGTACAGACTCCAAACGCAGCGTTCAGTCTTGTTTATGCTGGTAATTCCACACCAGACGGATCACCTGGCGCACCATCATCCTTAGTTGGTTGGTACCTCACAGACGTATAAGCAAATGCCTTTTTACCAAGAAACGAGAACAATGAAGGCTGCCGTTATCGGCACTATTATGCCTTGGTCGGGGGGCGTTAGTGTAGTTCCTGACGGGTGGATTGTTTGTGATGGAACAACACCTGATGCAAAAGATTATCCATTGCTGGTACAAGTTATTGGTGATACTTATAATCAGGGAACATCAAACTTAGGAGGAGCATTTCCAGGATATACTGGACAATTCGTTCTTCCTGATTTGGCTTCTGGTAAGACAATGATGGACATTGAAGGTAGTTACTTTGATGCTGTTCAGGGTACTGGTGATCCAATTGATTCTGATCTTGATGCTAGACCAATAATTGAACCATTTATAGGAGATAATACTGATAATGGTGTTCCTAGTGTCTTTAATGACGTAAGAACTGACGTTGAGTTTACTCTTAATACAAGAAGTGGTTATGGTGGTGCTATTAGTGGAAATACTATTGTTGATGGTGAATCTGAAAAAGCAATTTTTATTGCTGGTAGAAAACTAGGACATCAACATATTAGAGCTCATGCTCATGCTGGTGTTTATGATACATTATTAAATTCGGATCCAACTAAGCCAGGACTTGGTGTTGTTCCCTATGATAATATTACTGCTTCATTTAACTATGCGTCTTATGATGAAAGATTCATACCAAACCTATTCGGTAGTGATGAATTTGACTATGCAAGATTTTCATTGAAATGGTATAAGGACAAAGAGCAAAACCAGCCTGGAACTATTGAGTTATTAGATGCAAATGTTTGGAATCAAATCTCTTCATATAGTGGTGTAGGT